GACAGTCGCACCTGTCATTGATTCCTTTTTCAGCAGTAGCTGAAAGCGGAAATTTATCAGAAGCAGCTCTCCATCTGTATAGCGGGCTTTTAGAATAGCCTCTGCTCTACAGGGTCTATCACCTTGACAATATAATATACTTACCCAGGGAACCGAAGGGGCGATACCTCCAGCTTCCGGACTTTTTCAGAAAGGAGCTGGTGAATATGGTTACGTATATTTTCAATATCGTACTAGACAATTTTGTTTGTTTTATAAAAATATATTGATGTTTTTTTTTATTTGATATATAATACTTCTATCAAAAAATGTAAAGGAGTATGTTATATGGCCTTTGATAAAAAAATGTTTAATAGTAATTTTCCTTTTGCATTTAAGGTTGCTGTGGCAAACAATATCCGCATTGCTATAAAGGCATTCGAAGAGTTCTGGAAGAAAAATTCAGATTTTTTGAAAAATGCGGATGAATTGCACGGACGTATTTTAACATATGCAATCAAGCATCAGTTTCTAATGGAATCTACTAATACTGCATCTCATTACATTGTAGATTCACAGAGTACAAATGCGTTTAAATGCAATGCCTTATTCCTTAATACGACTGACTATATTGCTAATATATGTCGTACAGGTAGTCCACAACAGCTTCCTTGTAAAGCACGCTACAAACAACAATTAGCATTGGGAAATAGAGAAGATGAGATCCAATTAGAATTTCCGTTTATTTCTAATGCGGATTCAACTCAAGCAGTGCCTCCTAAAAAGTATGCTCTTTTAACATATTCCTATAAAAGAAGCGAGTTGCAACATCTATCTCTCATCGTTCCAGATTGGCAATTTAAAAATATATTATACTCAGATAATCTTTTCAATCAAATAAATGAATTTTATAATTACGTTCCACAAGAACTGTTCGAAGAAAAGGTTGCAAGTTTAAAAGCTAATCTTGTACAAAATAAAACAAAATTTCATATAGTTGGTGATTAAGATGATGTTACAAAAAGATATTGTACCCTACCGTATAAATCAAGCTAGGTTATCCAGAGGATTATCCCTTGCAGACTTGGCTAATTTGGTTGGTGTTTCAAAACAAGCTATTTCTCAATATGAAACTGGCAAAAACAAGCCTCTGGATAGTACTCTAAATCGTATTGCATCAGTTTTGCGATACTCTGCTGACTTTTTCAGGAAACCTGTTCCATCAAATACTTCTATGGCAAGCGGGGTGTTCTTTCGAAGTAAAAAAACAGCACGGCAAAAAGATTTAAATGCAGCTGAAATGAAAATTGAAATTTTGAGAGAAATTGATGATTACCTATCTCAATACATTGATTTCCCTGCTGTCAATTTTCCAAGGGTAGATTATGAATATAACGAAATAGAACCACTTGATAATGATACTATAGAATCATATGCAAAAATTCTCCGTGAACATTGGAAATTAGGTAACGGACCTATTGATAATCTTATGAATGTAGTGCAAAAAAATGGTATCGTTGTATCCTCTACTAAATTCAGATTAGAAAAAATGGACGGCTTATCTGAATGGTATAACAATAAACCATATATTTTTATGAGCCGTGATAAAGATACTAACTGTCGCATTCGTTTTGGAATTGCTCATGAACTGGGGCATCTTTTAATGCACGCTGGAAATATTCCTAAAGAAGATCTCTCCAAAGAAGTAATTCATCAAAAACTAGAAGATGAGGCAAATCGTTTTGCTGGTGCTTTCTTACTTCCAAAGGAAAATTTTTCGAGAGATATTTTGGGCTCCTCTGTGGATCATTTTATTCAACTAAAAGCAAAGTGGAAAGTATCTATTTCTGCAATGATTTATAGATGCAAAACTTTACACCTACTAAGTGAAAATCAGCTCAAATATCTTAATGATCAGATGACAAAAAGGCTTTATTGGCGTCATGAACCTTTAGATTCCGAAATGCCTATTGAAAGACCATTTGCACATAAACAGGCAATCAATTTACTTTTAGACAATAACATTATACAAACTTCTGATTTTGTAAATTCTATTGGATGCATGCCTGAAGAGCTAGAAGAATATTGTTGTCTTGAAAAGGGCGTGTTATCGCCAAAAACACAAGGACAAATTGTTCAGTTACGCAAAAAGCTCCCTCATTAAAAAATGCCCCTGCTCTACAGGGGCTATCACCTTGACAATATAATATACTTACCAGGGGATCGGTAGGGGCGTAATTGTTGGCCACCTCTCTTTTTGAAAGGAGGCCAGAATGCCTATGTACGTTACATATGATGATCTTTTCACCTTTGTAATTATGCTGTGTGCAGTAATCACGCTAGTTTTGACATACAAAAAATAGCGCCCTCACCCTGGAAAAGTAGAGGCGCTATTTTTTAAACGGTAACTCGAAAACCAGGTGGCCAGCCTTACCCTGGCTTACCGGTTCCTTGTTAAGTATATTATAAGTCAAGCAAATTTATTTGTCAAACATAAAAACCGCCCCTGGCAGCAACCAGGAACGGCTTTTCCATAGATTTTCTCTTACCGGGCGCTCCGGAAGATACAATCAGCTTGAACACCTGAATTATATCATTTCCAGAGCGTCCTGACAAGGGGTGTTATTTTTGCACCCAAAATCACATAGATTGTCACTACATGAAGGAGATGATATCATGCTGATAGGAGCTGCTTATATCCGTGTCAGCACGGATGACCAGCTGGATCTGAGCCCTGACTCCCAGCTGGATGAAATTAAAAAATATGCCGCGGCAAATGACATTGTTCTGTCACCTGATTACATTTTCATGGAGCAGGAAGGCCGAAGCGGCAAAAAAGCCGAAAACCGGCCAGAGTTCCAGCGTATGATTTCCACAGCGAAGGTAAAACCTAAACCCTTTGACTGTATTCTCGTCTGGAAATTTTCCCGGTTTGCCAGGAACCAGGACGAAAGCACCTTTTACAAGGGGATGCTCAGGAAGAAACTGGGAATCGATGTGGTCAGCGTGTCAGAGCCTATCATGGAAGGCATGTACGGCCGGCTGATTGAAATGATTATTGAATGGCAGGATGAGTTCTATTCCTACAATCTGGGCGTTGAAGTAAAGCGGGGTATGACGAAAAAGGCGGAACTAAAGGGATATCAGATTGTTCCCTGTCTTGGCTATGCTGCCGTAGGAAATGGAAAGCCTTTCGTTATCGTAGAAGACGAATATAAAATCGTAGAGGATATTTTCCGGATGTATGCCCTGGAAAATCTGGACAGGACTTCCATCGCCCGGCGCCTGAACGCTCAAGGTAAAAAAGCAAAGCGGGGAAACCCTTTCGAGCAGCGAACTATTACCAGGATTCTTACAAATCCTTTTTACAACGGTACAGTAAGCTGGAACGGCATCTCCTTCCAGGGAAGCCATGAGACACGCCAATCTGTCACCGGTTTATATGATATCTGCCAGGAACGACTGAAACAGGAATTCCGCCCTGTGAAGCGCCGCAGCATATCCACATGCAGGCACTGGCTCTCCGGGATTTTAAAATGTTCTGTCTGTGGAGCGACCATGTCCTACAACGGCGGAGGCAAAAGCCGTCCGGACGCTGTCTTTGCCTGCTGGAAATATGCCAAGGGTCTCCATAAGGAATCCTGTTCTGTGACTGTAGCCAAGGCAGAGAGAATTGTCATTCGTTCCCTGGAAAAGATTCTGGAAACGGGAAACTTTGAGTATGACCGAATTCCCCGGCCCGCCTCTGAACAGGATTCCAGCCAAAAGGCAGCCATCGAAGTGAAGCTGGAACGCCTGGCGCTGAAAGAAGAACGTATCCGGTCCGCCTACGAAAACGGCATCGACTCATTAGAAGAGTATAGGACACGAAAGGAACAGCTCTTAAAGGAACGAGCGGAGCTGGAGGCAGAGCTTGCTTCCCTGGAACCAGCTGACTGCTCTCCTGTCCTATCTCGTGAAGAGCTTCTGGAACGTGTCAAAACAGTCCATGATCTCCTCTGCTCCCCTGATGTGGACTTTGAAACAAAGGGGACGGCCCTTCGCAGCATTTTAAAATTCATTGTATTTGACCGAAAAGCAGATCGGTTCGAATTTCACTATTACATATCGTAATTTCTTATAAAATCAAGGTTTTGAGCACTAATCTGTTACTGACATACGGCGGGCCAAAAGTCGGTAACAGATTAGCCTCTTAAATCACTTCCCCATCCTCTCGGATCCGATCTGCCGTTAGCATCCAGCCGTTAAAATCAAAGCAATAACATTTTCCATCGATGACTTCCAGGCGCCCCGCCGGATAGGTATAGCCCGGTTTCAAATACCACCACTGGCCTCCCTCGAAGATCCAGCCCTGGAGGTAGTCGGCACTGATCCAGCCCCTATCTGTTTCAAACCACCTCTCAGAACCTGACAGGGCCTTCCTGAGTGGTTTTATTCTATTTCCTGTATAATATCTACCTCCGGTATCTTTACCACCTGGAGCATCGCGGACGACCAGTGAGGAAGCTGTGACCTCTACCCGCGCTGCGCCGGTGCCGATAGACTGATAGATATATTCCTTCTTTTCGATGGCCCAAGTCTGCTTAAAACGCTCGAACGTTCCATACTGCTGTTTTAAGATGTTGGTGCCGCTGCCCCAGTCCGGCAGATAGATATGGGGCTTATCGACGATGCTTGTCCAGTCTCCGCCCCAGCCGAGGCCAATTGATTTCGCTATTTGGCCAACGCGCCGGAAGAAATCTCCTGACTCGTTATAGGCCCCCTGGCCGTCGTTACGGTAAAAGTCAAAAGCAATTCCCCACTGATGCTGCGAAGAATAACTGCTCCCTTTCGCATTGGTTACGATACTCCCCGGCTCCGTCCTCCCCTGGGCATACAGCGCATCCTGCTCTGCTACTGTCCTGAAACACTCGCCCAGCCCGATAGTCAGGCCCTGAGCATTACATTTTACTACCAGCTGCTTAAAAGCCTCCTGGAGGCGAGGATGGCACTGTGTAATATCTCTTCCCATGATTCTCCTTTCCAGGAGGCCCGAAGGCCTCCCTCCATAAGTTCCGACGTCGCAACTATTTTCCTGGGCCAACCGGCGTGTTGCCGCCGCCTAAGCCTGGACCTACCGGCGTATTGCCTAAGCCCTCCAAACCAGGTCCTACAGGTGTGTTGCCCTTCCCCTCTGCTGCAGGGCCTGTAGCTCCAACGTCACAAGTACAGTCTGCAATCGGATCAGGGATATGGGTTCCCGCCTTCTCCTGTTCAAATCCGTTCTCTCCGTGTACTGGGCATTTGTGTGTTCTACTCATAGCGAGTCCTCCTTTAAAAAAATTTATTAAAAAAGCAGCCTGTTTGGCCGCTTCCTATCGTGATTTACGCCTGCTCCGGATCACCCGCCGGAGCTTCGGGAGATGTGGGATCACCTCCTTCCCAGCTGTTTTACTGCCTGGTTAATTCCTGTGGCCGCCAGACCGGATGCAATGCCGACCGCCGCCGCGTTGATTACATCCTGAGCCGGAAAATCCGGCATTACAAACATACCAGCTACTCCCAGCGCAGCTCCGGCGCATCCGCAGACTACGGGAATCACCTCATTCTTTACCTTCTCAGATGCCTTCATTCCCATGCCTGCCAGATAGCAGATCATTGTAATGCCTGCCACGCTTGCAATTCCAAAATCCATAGTTGCCTCCTTTCTTACCTGAAGAATGCCGTTCCAATCGCTCCTGCTGCCGCTCCGATGATACCAGAGATTAAGCTCTCCCACCGAGTTCCTGGCTTTTCCTTCAGCTCCGCCACATCCTTTTTCACTTCCCCAACCGCCTGCCCCAGATGCTTAATCTCCGCCGTCTGGGCGACCATCTGCTGGGCCAGACTGTGGACTGCATCCACGATCCTCTGCACTTCATCCATACGGTGCTTCAGAGATCCAATCTCGTTGCGATACCGTTCCAGAGCAATTTCCACTTCCGACTGTGTCACCTTTTTCGCCTCCTTCCTGATTTTGGGGTAAAAAAACAGCATATACGTATCTTGTAATTCAAATACGCATATGCTATAATGCCAGTAGGCTAAAGAGATGTGAGTCTTTCCACATGAATGACTGACAGACGAAAACCCCGGAGTTGCGACCTCCGGGGTTTTCTATTCCTTTTGTTATGGCGGCTTAGACCATAGGCTGATTACCGACTACTTATCGCCGTCCAACCATTTGCAGACGAGATGGCTAATCACGCCTGCCACAACTGCGATAACAAGAGATGTGATTGCTTCCACATGAACACCCCCTTCCTGTTGCCAGTATTGGGGCGGTAACAGGAAGAGTATACCATAAATCTACTATCTATTCCATTCGTTTTTTCTTCATTCATCCCAACTTGCGATAATGGATATTACAGGAACCTATGTAGGAGAAATTCCTGAGACCTATTATATTTGGACTGGAAGTTCTTGGAGCATTAAAGGTCCCAGTATGACGCTTACCTGGGCTGATACTTCCGGCGGAAAAATACCATATAGCGCATATGCTTCTGATAACCGTGGCCCTTCAATTGATCGATACTACAATTATCGTGGTAATAATTATACAGCAGGAGGATGTGCGAAAATCAACACAGCTTTTAATCTAACTCCTTACAAATATCTAAAATTTGAAATGACAAGCATAGGAACCTATTCGATTCCCGTATTTGTCGGTGTATCTCAAAACAGTAATTTACAGGGAAATAATTATGCAGCTAAATTTTCCGGAACAGTTCCCAGTGGAGTTCATAGTATTGATATTTCCGGACTGAAAGGAAACTATTATATTTATCTTGGATTTAGTTCCTACACTGCCAATTACAAAGAGTTCGAACATGAATTTGGTCCAGACAGATTATATTTAACTACAGCTTAAGAGTTTTTCGAAATGATGTTATTTATGACTAATTCGATGAAAGCTTAACTTGGCGCATATAAACACTGACACTGTAAGTTGTGGTACTGCCTGCATTGAATTTTATCCCAGCATATAAAAAATATTTTCCTTTGAGAGAGGAAATATCTAGTTTAAATGTCGTTATACTACTTGCAAAACTAGCTGAAAAAGATTTTGCAAAATTGAATGAGGTTAAAGAGGGATTTGTACTAAGCCCCACATAAATAGTAAAATTATGATATTTTTCTGTATTTCCGAATTCGATGTTTCCACTTAAATAATTATAATCGTCTAATAATAAAGCGGGATCATTTCTACCAATACAAAAAATGGGCATTAGATGGATAGCAAGAAACCCAATCACCTGAAGAATAGGAGCCGTTTGTCCCAGCTGTTTTAGCCAAAATTGAGTTTTAAATCTGCCAACTGTATATAAGGTTCTACAGTTCCTATAATATCCATTATCGACACATCCTTTTTAAGCTTGTCCGCCGTTAGCCCTGCCATCGAACAGATGTCGCTCCAGTTTAGGATACCTGCGCATTTTCGTTGTAATATCCGCCCGGTACTTTCACCCACATCCGTTTGCCGGATGTATCATTTCCACGGCTGTTTCCTGTGCCGCCGTAGTTTCCTCGGTTTGTAATGACCGGCCCCTTCACATTACCGGAGCCGTTATGAAAGCCTGCTGGGATCGTAATGGAACCATTCATGGCTACACTGCCGGTCCAGGCTCCCTTATTGGCCATGTCTCCAGTCCGCTTCTCAAACAGCTTCGTCTGAGGGTTCCACTTCAAAAATGTCTGTCCAGACAAGGCCTGCGAATCGGCCAGCGTGGTATCTGGATTCAGAGTTCCTTCCATTGCCTCGTCATCTGAGTCCGCTGTCACGGCCTTCATTCCAGCCGGCACGGCAGCCCTCATTAAAGTGCAGTCATCGCTGGAGGCTCCGCCACCGCCGCCTCCAGGCAGCCATATTCTTCCCATTTACACTCCCTCCAATCCTATCGTAAGGTCTGTCGCCGGTTTCTTGTCCACCTTAAACGTAACAGTTCCATCTCCTGTCACTCCGGTTCCGCCGCTCACAATCCCAAACGCTTTCCTGTAAGCCTTCCTCTCTTCCGCATCCGCGCTGTCCTCCAGCCCGCTGAACAGGCGGAGATCCATGTCCCCCTGAACACCCGATACCGCAACACTCTGGACAAAAAGCCCCGATTCCTCCGTCCAGCCGGCCGCCGTCAGGGTGATCAGCTCCACATGCTCCTGACGCTCCAGCTCTTTTTTCAGATAAGCATCATTGTTAGCCAGTTGCTCAATCACCTGACCCATCGCCTCTCCATCCGCCAGGGTCTCCCGATCCCACTTGGGAATCTGCTCTGTATACTGCGGCGGATTCTGAATCACTACGTTTCCCATTGTAATTTCCTCCTGTCACATTTAGAAAATTTCGTCCATATCATAGGTCTGGGGAATGTCCTCATCCTTCCCCTTCCGGCGGAACGTCCGGTAGGCAATCAGATCTCCGGCCTCATCTAAAAGTCCCATTTCGGAAATTTCCTTTCCTGTCAGTTCCCCGGCCTCCAATGTGCCGGAATATCTGCAGGTGGTCTGCTCCTCATTCGTATAGGTGTGTCCCTCAATCTCCTTTTCCAGCAGCTTATTATAAAGCCCCACTTCATTCCCTGTCGTGGCCTTCGGTTCTCCGCTTTCATCCACGCCTCCGTCTCCCCAGGCCATCTTTACAATCTTTGGCAGCTCTGCGTCCCCCGAATGAGCCATGCAGAGCTTCTTTCTTCCTATCAGTGTAATAACTCCCTTGCTGTCTGCCATTCTTCCATCCTTTCCCGGCCATTCCGCTCTAAAACCCGGCCGCCGTCAAAATCTCTTATCAGCGAATCCTCACAAAACATAAGTTCCGCCGTTCAATTTCCA